CCGCCCTTGGGACGCCAAGCGGCGCAAGATGGCTCCACCGGATCCTCGTCCGCTGTACAACCAGCCGGGGATGCTGGCTGCCGAGCGGGTGATCTTGGTCGAAGGCGAAAAGTGTGCGCAGGCCTTGATCGCCGCAGGAATCACAGCCACGACTGCTATGCACGGAGCCAACGCACCGGTGGACAAAACCGACTGGTCACCTCTGGCGGGCAAGGTCGTCCTAGTCTGGCCTGATCGGGATAAGCCGGGCTGGGAGTACGCGATGGCAGCGGCGCAGGCTGTATTGGATGCTGGCGCGCTTTCGTGCGATGTGCTCTTGCCGCCAGATGACAAGGCCGATGGCTGGGATGCAGCCGATGCGTTGACCGAGGGCTTTGACGTTGACACGTTCATTGCATCTGGCCCGCGCATGTGCGTGAAGTCCAGCAAGGCTATGACAACGCAGGACGCCACGGTGTGGGCGACCGACGATGCACTGACGCTGGCGTTCACCTCCCGATACGCGGATGAGTGGCGCTATTGCGCGGCTTGGGGGAAATGGCTGGTGTGGACCGGTTGTCGCTGGCAGCCCGACGAAACCTTGATGTCGCATCACCTCATTCGCGCCATCTGCCGTGAGGCAGCACTCAAGGTGGACTCGCATCGCCTGGCTGCCAAGTTGCTGGCCAGCAGCACCGTGGGCGGTGTTGATCGCATGGCCAGGTCGGATCGTCGGCATGCCTCCACCACCGAGGAGTGGGACGCGGACCTGTTCTTGCTCAACACCCCTGGCGGCGTGGTCAATCTCAAGGTGGGCGTGACGCGTCCGCACGACCGAGCTGACCGCATGACCAAGATTGCCACGGCCACTCCGAAGGGCGACTGCCCGCAGTGGAAGGCATTCTTGAAAGATGTGACCGGCGGCGACCTTCTTCTGCAGGAGTACTTGCAGCGCATGGCGGGCTACTGCCTGACCGGGGCAACCAGCGCCCACGCATTGTTCTTCCTGTACGGAACGGGTGCGAACGGGAAATCGGTTTTCGTGAACACCTTGGCCAGCATCATGGGCGACTACGCCACTAGCGCACCCATGGACACGTTCATGGATGCTCGGGGTGATCGCCACCCAACCGACCTGGCTGGTCTGCGCGGCGCACGCTTTGTGGCCTCAGTAGAAACTGAGCAAGGCAGGCGCTGGAACGAGTCCAAGGTCAAGGCCATCACGGGTGGCGACAAGGTATCGGCGCGCTTCATGCGGCAGGACTTCTTTGAGTACATCCCGCAGTTCAAGCTGCTCATTGCGGGCAACCACAAGCCCTCGATCCGCAACGTAGATGAGGCCATGAAGCGTCGTCTGCACTTGATCCCCTTCACGGTGACGATTCCGCCCGAGAGGCGAGATGGCAAGCTGACCGAAAAACTGTACGCAGAGCGTGACGGTATTTTGGCCTGGGCAGTTGAAGGCTGCCTTGCCTGGCAGCGCGAAGGGTTGCGTCCGCCTGAGTGCGTGGTCTCGGCAACCGAAGAATATTTCGAAGCAGAAGACGCTTTGGGTCAATGGATCGAAGAGCGCTGCATCTTGAGCAAGACCCATCGCGAAGGCGTCTCAGATCTGTTTACGGATTGGCGTGAATGGGCTGAACGTGCTGGCGAGTACGTCGGTTCGATCAAAAGGTTTTCTGAGTTGATGTCGACCCGCAAATTCGAGAAGTGCCGACTGCATGGTGGTGCGCGCGCAATCGCAGGCATCAGTCTACGACCTAAGCCTCATATCGGTGCCGGCATCCCTTATCGAGACAATTGAACAAATCCATGGTGACGGATTTGACAGTCATATTGATTAACCCCTCACGCGTGCGCGTACACACACGATAGAGAGTTAACCGTGAGACGTGTCAAACCCGTCACCAGAAAAAAACTGGAGACGAAATGAACATGACGATTCTTGCCCTCGACTTGGGCACAACGACTGGCTGGGCACTGATGCAGGCAGACGGTCAAGTCACAAGCGGCAGCCAATCCTTCAAGCCTCAACGCTTCGAAGGTGGTGGCATGCGATTACTGAAATTTAAACGCTGGCTCACTGACATCAAGCAATGCACCACTGGCATTGACCTGGTCGTGTTTGAGGAAGTTCGTAGACATGCTGGAGTTGATGCCGCACATGCCTATGGTGGCTTTATGGGCCAACTGACAGCCTGGTGTGAGCACCATCAAATTCCCTACGAAGGCGTGCCAGTCGGAACGATCAAGAAGCACGCAACCGGCAAGGGAAACGCTGGCAAGGAGGATATGATCGCGAGCGCTCAAGCACGAGTTCATAGTCCAGCAGATGACAACGAAGCGGACGCAATTGCGCTGATCTACCTGACCCACGATCGCCAGATGGCTCAGGAGGTGTGAAATGAAAGTTCCAGCACACCCTTATCGCTGCCCGTTGAACAAAGCTCAGCCGACTGCTATGGATTTAGACGCCATCAAACGGTCGGGGTGGCAAGATCAACATATCTTGGTCGTATCTGATCGTGATGAACGTCTCGATTTTGTAGAACGTGAACTAGTGCGACGAATTGGTGATCGTCTATATGGGCCTGGAGAACAAGATGACTAACGCCGCCGTCACTTGGACAATTGATGATGTTGCATCCAGATTTCATGAAGCCACCATTACGGCCCGAAGACTACCGCCAGTGCGCGTCCAAGGGTATTTCAACACGTGGCCACCGATCTTGCGACAGCGATGGGAATGGATGGGAGACGAAGAAAGGACTTATCGTCCCGCACCACCTTGTCCAGAAACGATCGATCGCATGATTGAAGTAATGAACTGGATCCAGTGGATTGAAACAGAACAACGCCATTTAGTGTGGATGCGCGCTGACGGGTATCGCTGGCGAGATATAGCTCGGCGTCTCGGTTGTGATCGAACCACTGCATGGCGTCGTTGGCAGCTTGCACTGCTTCTCATCGCTGACCATCTCAATGCTCGTGAACTCAAAGAGGTTTTATCGTGAATTAGCGCACTTCTTCGCGATTGGTTGTGCTTCTAAGTAAATCGACGGTTTTGGGGCGTGCAACATTTTCGGGAAATTCGCGTACGATTTCAGCTATCTTCTGGACAGATTCACGAGTAGAAAAACAAAGTCTCTCTCGTCCATCTTTTTCCAAACCCGCGTCTGAGCACATCGACGCGGGTTTTTTGTTTCATGGCCCATGAACTCCATTCACCTAGAATACCGACCTGTTGATACGTTGATTCCCTACGCACGAAATGCCAAGCAGCATTCGGATGCGCAGGTGGCTCAGATCGCGGCGAGCATTCGAGAATTTGGCTGGGGTGCGCCTATCCTGATTGATGGGCAGAACAACGTCATCGCCGGCCATGGTCGCCTATTGGCCGCACGTAAGCTGGGCATGACGGAAGTGCCGGTCATCCCCCTTGAGCACCTATCAGATACGCAACGGCGTGCCCTGATTTTGGCTGACAATAAAATCGGTGACAACGCCACTTGGGAAAACGAACTCCTTGGGCTGGAATTGGCAGAACTCCAGGAAGCAGGCTTTGACCTTGGGCTGACTGGCTTTTCGCCCGAAGAGTGGGATGCGCTGATTGCAGGCGAGGACGCCACCAAGGAAGGCTTAACCGACGAAGATGCTGTCCCTGAGGCGCCAGTTGAACCCATCTCCCAAGTAGGGGACATCTGGATTCTGGGGGAGCACAAGCTTATTTGCGGAGACGCGACCAAGCTTGAGCATTACCAGGCCTTGCTGGGTGACGAACTGGTCGATATGACTTTCACCGACCCGCCGTATAACGTCAATTACGCCAATACAGCCAAAGACAAGATGCGGGGTAAGAATCGCCCCATCCTAAACGACAACTTGGGCGATGGCTTTGGTGGGTTCCTGATGGAGGCTTGCCACAATCTACTAACGCACACCAAGGGCGCGGTCTACATTGCGATGAGCTCCTCCGAGCTCGACACTCTCCAAGCGGCTTTTAGAGCGGCGGGCGGTCGCTGGTCCACCTTCATCATTTGGGCAAAGAATACTTTCACCCTAGGACGTTCTGATTACCAGCGCCAGTACGAGCCGATCCTCTACGGCTGGCGTGATGGCATTGATCATTTCTGGTGCGGCGCTCGAGACCAGGGTGATGTGTGGCACGTTAAAAAACCGGCCAAGAACGATCTTCACCCAACGATGAAGCCGGTCGAGTTGGTCGAGCGCGCCATCCGCAATAGCAGCAAGACCAAAGATTTGGTGCTGGATCCCTTTGGTGGATCGGGCACGACGTTGATCGCTTGCGAAAAGACGGGACGTCGCGCCAGGTTGATTGAACTTGATCCCAAGTATGTCGATGTCATTGTCAAGCGGTGGGAAGAGTTCACCGGCGGTAAGGCTGTTCGACAAAATCATCCTGTCGAAAACGAGCAGGTCGACGCACTGCCTACTTGATTTTTTCCATGCGAAGAGAATTGCCACTACCCGAATGAATGCCTCAAAATGGTGGCTCAGGGCAAGCTGCACGCTCTTCCACCCTTAGTTCCTCATTTGGCATGCTGACCCTTCAATGTACAAAAAAGCTGCTTGATCGCGTCAAACCGCCGATCGTGTTGCCACAGCCGAGCACAAGTCGGCTCGGTAATTGGCATGCCACAGTACTGTTTTGGAAACCGCAGTTGGCCCTCTTGGTCAATGATCGAACGCTATTGCCCGTGCTATTACCGCTGGCGCCATCCTCGACGCTGGGATTGCGTTTCCCCATTGCTTTGAAAAACGTCTTGGTTGCGCTGGGGTTATCCACAGAATTTATCCAAACTGAAGTACCGGGCATGGGCGAGGTTTGCTATGCAAAAACCTCCAATCGCAGCGTCCTGGGTGTGATGAACGAGTTTATCTATCTGGCTGAAGGCTACCGTGACCACCATGGATTAACCGATCCGCTGGCACTGTCCCTGAAATTATCAGGGACACCGTGTGGTCCACTGTACAAGGGCCCGGTCTTTCCGAACAAGGCAGTTCTCGAGTTGGCTGCAGGTGGCGTGATTCATTAGCCGTGAGACTTTCACGAAATGCGATACAGCCGCTGCCCTCCAGACTCTTTGGTTGAAGTGATCTCCAAGCCCAGCTTCTTTTTAAACGCACCCGCAAAGGTGCCGCGCACAGTGTGCTGCTTCCAGCCAGTGGCCTCACAGATCTGCGCGATCGTTGCACCCTCTGGTCGCCTTAACATAGCAATCACCTGAGCCTGCTTCGAGTTGTCTCGAGTGCGGGGTTGTTGTGCTTCGGCGGCTTCTATGACCTTGTTTAACGCTTCACTACTGATGGGTGCTTTGCGAGGCACTCCCAATGCATCATAACCTTCAGCGGCTATGAGAAATTCATCTCCGATTTGGGTAATCAGTGCGCGATTGAATAGACCATCGAGCACCCTCTGACGGGCGCCACCCTTGATGTGCTCAGGAAACCAGACAATCTTTCCTTCGGTGTGCTCATGGGCATGGCGAAGAATGGTCTCTTGGGTTTCAGTTAATTCGTTACTCATGAGGTAACTCCTCTGGATGTCGTTGATCGGGTTCGTATGAACGCTTCAACGCCCAGAGAAGACAAGTCAATTCTTGCGCAATGTTGGCTTATTGCGCTTCTTTTTTGAATAGTGTCGAGGATGCCCCAACGCGCCCCTACCCCTTGCCGATACCCGGGTTGCGGGGCCATCCTCGACACCCCCGGCTTTTGCAACAAGCACCGTGTCGCAGTGCACCGAGACTATGGCCGAGCACGCCGAAGCTTTGATACGGAAGTGGGTTTTTATCAGTCCAACGAGTGGCGCCGGGTACGCGCCGCCGTATTGCGCGATGTCCCTCTGTGTGCGGTCTGTGGGGCCCGTGGGCGCCTTGTTGCGGCCAAGGTGGTGGACCATATCCAGCCTATTAAGTCGGGAGGCGCTCGGTTTGATCGGACGAACCTGCAGCCACTGTGCATCCCCTGCCACAACCGCAAGACTGCACGCGAATCCGCAAGAAGCCGTGAGACCCCCTAGGGGGGTCAAATCTCTACGATGGGCAAGCCAAGATGCGCGCGCCTGCCCAAATTTTTGTGCGTGCAAAATGAAAAACTTTTTTTGGATCCCGGATGGCTGGTCGTAAGCCTTTGCCTGTTGCGGTCAAAAAGATCAAGGGGACGCTGCAGAAATGTCGCACGAACTCGAAGGAGCCGCGCCCACAGGGAAAATTGGGAGAGCCACCCGAATACATGTCCGAGATCGCCAAGGAGGCGTGGACGTATGCCGTTCAAAATGCGCCACCTGGATTGCTCTCGTCGCTCGATGCAACGGTCTTGGAGCGCTGGGCAAACTGTGCCGGTCTTTACCGTGAGGCGCTGGCCAAGATCAATCGATCGGGTGTCAGTGGGATGATCATCAAAACCCCCAGTGGCATCTTGCGTCGCTCGCCGCTGATGGATGTCATCCGTGATCTGGCGCTAGAGATGAAAGGGTATGAGTCTGAGATGGGGTTTACGCCGGCATCCAGATCAAAGGTAAAGGTAACGCCAGATCGGCAGGACGCTGACGATCCGTGGGCTGAAATCGTTGGGTGAGCACTCAGTTTGCCGCCGCCTCATCCAAAAGGGCGCAGCGACGAATTGAATCAAGTCGCTTACCTAACTCTCGACGAGCGACCTGCGTATCGTGGTGCGATTGAATGGCTAACCACCAGCCATCACTCAGCCCAAAATATCGGCACAACAACAAATCTGTTTCCGCTGTCACAGCGCGTTTGCCAGACAGAATGCCGTATAAACGTGTTGCAGGTACATCGATATCTTTTGCCAGTCGATAAGGGGTCAACCTCAAAGGCTTGAGAAATTCCTCCCGCAACATTTCACCGGGAGACATTGGCGAGATTTTTTTCATGATGATCGCATCAACTCAAAAATCACTGATCAAGATGCTAGGTAGCTGTAGCTCATTCAGGGTTTGTTGATCCAGTTCTCGACAACCAAACCGGAAGAACTACGAAAGTCATATCTCCAATCGCTGGCTAACAATTAGCTCGGCGGTTGATTGAGACGCAGCATCAGCGTCATTGGATGTACTGGTGATACCTTAAATCCGTAGTGTTCGTAAAACTGGCGAGCACGGTCGTTGAGAGCATGAACAAGCATAGCTCGCACGCCCGTGTTTTGAGACACAAGCACACAGCGATGTAGGGCATCCTGCAACAAGGCTGCTCCGAGTTTCATTCCTTGCGCGCGAACATCGATAGCCAGTCGTGCAAGAACCATCACTGGAACCGGGTCTGGCATGTTCTGGCGAATAGACCGTGTGACATCTTGGTGCGCAACAGCTCCTGCTGCCAGAGCGTAGTAGCCCATGACCTCTTGCTCGGTGGTGGCGACGACGAACGTGCGGCTGGCTCCGCTTGTTTGGTTGCTCAGAGCGCGGCGCTTTAACCATTCATCGAGGACTGATTCGCCGCAAGCGAATGAATTGACTTGGTGATCCGGTGACAACGGCTCGGGGGCGAGCAAGTTCATGCGCCCACTTTCCAAGGCGCTTTGACCGCCAACAAGCGTTCGAGCCCGGGGTTGGGTTGCACAGGTTCATCCAACATCGCATTGAACTCCCTGAACTTGGCATCATTCAAGCCGAAAAACACCTGATCGAGCAGCACCGATTGAGCCTTGTCGCAGGCCGCTTCGAGCATGAAGTCAGACCGGTTCTTGCCCAACAGCTGTGCGGCCTGGTCGATCAGATCTCGCTGCTGAGGCAGGGCTCGCAAATTGATGGCGGCATCACGCATGGCTATCTCCAAATGAATACACATCAGATACACGCATGTTAGCCAGATGTGTATCTGATGTCAATACAAAACCAAGATCACTTGCAATGGCTGCCCAAACCCCAACCGCCAAGACCGCCCAGCGGTACGCCGAGCAGGTGGTGGCCGGTGAAATCTTGGCTTGCCGTTGGGTTAAATTGGCCTGTCAGAGGCAACTTAATGATCTAGCAAGATTAAGGGGTAAAGCCACCCCATTTCGGTTCAACCCCAAATTGACTGACCGGGATGGCCGATCCTTCTATCCAGCGGATAACTTATGCGCCTTCATTGAGCGCTTGCCCCACGTAAAGGGCCCACTGGCCGGTGAGCCCATCAAGCTTGAACCTTGGCAGGTCTTCATTCTGACCACGGTTTTCGGGTGGGTCAAAGATGATGGGAAACGACGCTTTCGACGCTCGTACATCGAGGTCCCACGAGGCAATGCCAAGTCCACCCTTTCCTCAGCCGTGGCGCTTTACATGCTCGCGGCCGACCGTGAAGGCGGCGCCGAAGTCTACTCACTAGCCACCACGCGCGACCAAGCAAGGATTGTATTTGGCGACGCCCAGACCATGGCGCGGCGAAGCCCTGGGTTTCGCAATCGCTTTTCAGTGGAGGTTGGTGCGCACAATATGCACGTGCTAACTTCTGGCTCCAAGTTCGAAGCCCTCTCAGCCGAGGGCTCGACTCTGGACGGCTTGAACATTCATTTCGGCTGTGTGGATGAGCTGCACGCGCACAAGACACGGACTGTCTACGATGTGGTGGAGACCGGCACCGGCAAGAGAGATAACTCCCTACTTTGGGTGATCACCACGGCAGGCAGCAATCGCGCCGGCATCTGCTACGAGGTCCGAACCTTTGTGACCAAACTGCTGGACAGCGTGTTTGATGATGACTCCCAGTTCGGAATCATC